GTAGAAAATACACAGTTAACCCTCCTTATGAATTACAAAATAAGGATTTATATCGTACTAAGGTCTCTTACTCCGTAGGACAACCTATGGGTGCTTTATCTTCTTGAGCGATGTTAGCTTTTTGTCACCATTTCATAGTACAATTATCAGCTTGAAAAAGTGGTTTCCCAATTTCTCGTTTGTATAAAAATTATGCTATCCTTGGTGATGATGTTGTGATTGGAGATTATAAAGTTAAAACTGAATACCTTAAAATCATAAATATTTTAGGTATGGACGTTTCTCTTCATAAATCTATTCAATCTTCAAAATCAAAAGGTATTGAATTTGCAAAAAAAACCATTATTAAAAATAAAGATGGAAAAATTTTTGACATATCTCCAGTATCTTTCAAAGAGATCTCATCTGCTTTTAGAAGAGTTGGTGATTTGTTAGCTTTTAAAAACAAGTATAATCTTTCAGATTCTGAATTATTATTCTTTTTAGGCTATGGTTATAAAGTTTCTGGTTCTCTTAATAAAAGTTATTGAAAACTTTCGAGAGTTCAACGATTAATTATATTTAGTAATTTTACAAAAATTAATTATTCTGAAATCTTTACAACCGTTCCTGGTTTAAAAAAAACTATTAACAAATTTCCAACTGAAAGTATGATCAAGTTCTTTTCTGAAGAAATCCATAGATTATTAAATAAATTAGATTATGTTATAATTGAAGCTAGAATGCTAAGAGATTTATCTCTTGAGCAATTTAGGGGTTATTATTATAAATCAATGTTAAGATTTTGGGGAAACCCTGATATCAAACCATTCGATGATAATAATCAACCTTATCAATCTATAACTAAATCAGAATATAATTTAGGAATCTATAGACCTTCTGCATCAGGTATGTGAATACTTGATAAAGACAAAAATTATGTTTTCAGAGAATTTCAATGATTTAATCAAATTACTGTTCTTGATTCAATTCCTTATATTAAAGAATCAAAACCTCGTATTATATCTAAAACTAAAAAATTAGGAGAAAATATAATAAGTAATTCTATGATTAAAATCCTTTACTTAATATGAAAGGATACTAATCAAAGTGATTTACATCGAATTTCAAA